AAGCGGTTCGGCTAACGTAACACCTTCAACGCCTACAACCACAGTTACAACGCCAATCACAACCGCTCCCAGAGTTGCGGCCTCGACGCCAAGCGTTCCAGTCGGATCAGCAACGCCAATCACAGTATCAAATTTCAATGCTGGCTCATTTAGATTAGGTGAAGCCGCTTCGATGGCACCAGTCACCATCAACGTGAACGCGCCAAGCGCAATTGATGAGGAAGGCTTTACCCGAGCAGTTGTCTCAGCTCTCAACAATTCAAACTCTCGCGGAACTGGCGGCGGTAGCGGATTATTTGGAATTCGCAACGAATTATGACAGCTTGGACGCCCGAGTATCGCGTTTTAATTAACGGCACCGATGCCACAGATTTAACCCTTGTCGGCTTTACCGCTACTTCTGGACGCACCGACGTCAATACTCAAGCGCAAGCCGGTTATTGCAATTTGCAGCTCATCAATGCAACGAACTCATTTTATGATTGGAGCGTTAATACTGGCGTAACCCTCGAAGTCAAAAATACAAGCGGCAACTGGGTGAGCTTATTCGGCGGACGCATCAGCGACGTTTCGACTAGCGTTAGAACCGCTGGTGAAGTCGCTTATGTGACGCAGATTCAGATTGTCGCTTTAGGCGCATTATCTAAACTTTCCAAAGCCATCTGGACTTCTAGCCTTGCCCAAGACGATGACGGAGATCAAATCTTTACAATTCTAAGCGACTTGCTATTAGCCTCTTGGAATGAAATTAGTCCTGCGCAACAATGGAGCAGTTTTGACCCAACAACGACTTGGGCAAATGCTGGTGACGTTGGACTTGGGGATATAGATCGTCCGGGTCAATATGAAATGGAACAACGTTCAGCTAGCCCAATTGATTACTATTCAATCGTCACCCAAATCGCCAACTCAGCTCTTGGATATATTTATGAAAACGCCAATGGAGAAATTGGTTACGCTGATGCGGCACACCGGCAGACTTACCTACTTGCCAACGGATACACCGAATTAGACGCGCGAGAAGCTTTTGCAGCTGGTATTAAGCAATCTATTCGCTCGGGCAAGATAATCAATAAATATCAAATCAATTATGGAAACAATTTCAATAGTTCCAAGAGTGCGACGGATCAGGATTCGATAGACCTTTACGGCCTTTATTCAGTCCAAGAAAATTCGCTGGTTCACGATGCGACAGACGCTCAAAACATAGTGAATCGCCAAGTGGCCCTACGCGCTTATCCGCGTCCACTATTCGATTCAATAACCTTTCCGCTGCAAAATCCCGAAATGACTGACGCCGACCGAGATGCCTTGATAAATGTATTTATGGGCCAGCCGGTCAAAATAACCAATCTGCCCATCAATATCTACGGCGGCGAATTTACCGGTTATATCGAGGGTTGGACTTGGACTAGCACCCTTAATGGCCTCTCATTGACTTTCACCGCATCACCGACTGAGTTCAGCGCAGTAGCCCAGAATTGGGATCAAGTGAACGCGGCAGAAACGTGGAATACGATACTTAATACGCTAGAATGGCAAGACGCGATAGGAGTAATCAGCTAATGGCAACAACAACAAACTTCGGGTGGGAAACCCCTGACGATACAGATCTCGTCAAAGATGGCGCTCTGGCGATGCGCACTTTGGGCAACTCGATAGATACTTCTTTCGTTGATCTCAAAGGCGGCACAACTGGACAGGTATTAGCCAAAGCCTCAAATACAGATTTAGATTTTACTTGGACTGAACAAGATGACACAACCCTCAGCTTTAACGCTCAGACGGGAACCACTTACACCCTTGTTGCTGCTGATCTTGGCAAGTTAGTCACCTGCTCCAATGCTTCAGGCATTACAGTCACAGTCCCACCTTCTGTTTTCTCAACTGGTAATGAAATCCATCTCCAGCAAATCGGTGTAGGTCAAGTTACCTTCGCACAAGGCGCAGGTGTCACAATAACTTCAACAGGTGCAACCGCATCTGCTCCCAAATTACGCACTCGCTATTCAGCTTGCACCATTATCTGCACCGCAAGCAATACGTTCACGATTATTGGTGACCTTGCATAATGCCAATATTAGGTATTTTAGCCAGCTCTACCCAAGTAGCCGCAGGCGATTTTGAGTCTATCGCTACTCAGACAGTAACAGGTTCAACGGCATCAAGTGTAGAATTTACTTCTATTCCAAGCACCTATACACATCTTCAAATTAGAGCAAATATGTTGTGTAACGGTCAGCAAAATATCCGCGTTCAATTTAATAGCGATACAGGGTCAAATTATGCTTGGCACGAGCTTTTCGGTCAGGGAAGTAGTGCAAGTGCTGGCGCATCTTCATCAACAAGTTTTATGCAAATAGGTTACGTTCAAGCGAGTGACGCAAATATTACGGGTGCATTTGTGGCTGAAATATTAGATTATGCAAATACAAATAAACATAAAACTATGCGCTCTCTAAATGGTTCAGATGGTAACACCGCAGGGTACATATTATTGCGCTCAGGTTTATGGCAAAGTACCAATGCAATCACTTCCATAAAAATTTATCCCGCTGGAAGCAATCTTTTCAAACAATACTCCCACTTCGCCCTATACGGAATTAAGAGCGCATAATGCCTACAACATACGAACCAATTGCAACGACAACGCTAGGTAGCGCACAGAGCAGCGTTACATTCTCTAGCATTAGTGGTAATTATACTGATTTGGTTTTGGTATCCAATGTAAGCGGTTCAGGCGGAAACGCAAATTTACGAATCACCTTAAACTCTGATACAGGAAGCAGTTACTCTACAACCGCATTGAGCGGTGATGGTAGCAGCGCAGTGTCTAATCGCAGTAGTAATCAAACGGCAATGTTAGTAGTTCAAACAGGAGCATCTCTAAATGCCGCTTGGACAACTTATATTTCTCATTTTATGAACTACTCAAATACGACAACGTACAAAACTGCGCTTAGTCGTTTTGCTGCCGCTGGTTCTGAAACAACTGCAAATGTGCATTTGTGGCGCAGCACGTCCGCAGTCACCAGCATAACTATTGCCACTAGCACTAATAATTACGCTTCAGGCTCAACCTTCACTCTCTACGGCATCAAGGCGGCATAATGGCTACTACTTATGAAGCAATAGCAACTGTAACTGTGGGGGCTGGTGGGGCAAGCAGTATTGATTTTACAAGCATACCTGCAACTTATACTGATTTGAATGTTCTGTTATGCACAAGATCAACAGATACAGGATTACGAACTGATATAAAAATGACATTCAATGGTTCTAGTTCATCCTATTCAGGTAGGGAAGTTAGAGGTGCCGATGGCACAGTGAGTTCAACAACATCAAATACAACTTATGTTGATATGTGGCGCATAAACGGCACATCCACGACAGCGTCAACTTTTACTAACCATTCTTTATACATACCAAACTACGCATCAAGCAACAATAAATCATTCTCAATAGATGATGTTTTGGAGAACAATTCAACATCTTCATTTTATCTTGGATTTGCTGCTGGTCTTTGGTCTAATTCATCCGCTATAAATCAAATTACATTTACTTGCGGAACTGGAAATTTTGTCCAACACTCAACCGCTACGCTTTACGGAATCAAGAACTCATAAGGAGAAAACAATGGCAACCAAACTCGTAGTAGATTGCTCAACAGGTGCGGTAGAGGAAATTGAACTAACCGCTGAAGAAATCGCTGAGATGGAACTAGCAGCACAACAGGCTGAAGAACAGAAAGCCCGTGAGGAAGAAGAAAAAGCTGCTAAAGAAGCCGCTCGCGCTGAGATTTTGGCTAAGCTCGGACTAACCGCCGAAGAAGCTGCGGTGCTGCTTGGCTAAGTTGTGCAAGGCTGGTATTCAATTGCGCGAGCAAGTGGACGATATGTATATGGATCGCGATCGTAAGAGCGATGGGTGGTTGGGCGATACCCGTCATTCAGTCAGAAAATCGGATCATAACCCCGACAAAAACGGAATTGTCCGCGCATTAGATTTAGATGCTGATCTTGGCGCTCACAAAGAAGAGGCTTATGCCCTTGTAGAGAAAATCCGCAAGTGCGCCAAGCGAGGCGATAAGAGAATCAAATACATTATTTACGACGGCAAAATTATGAGTCCGATTATGAATTGGAAGCGCAGAAAATACAGGGGTGCTAACCCTCACCGGTCGCATTTCCATATTAGCTTTACAACTTTGGGAGACAAAGATGGCAGCTGGTTTGACCTCGAAGGAGATAGAAATGAAAGAATTCAAACTGATGGCGGAAAGCTGGGGGAAAACATTCCTCGCGACGGCTCTAGCGACATACCTAGCGGTGGGCTGGGATCTCGACGCAATTGCAAATGCGGCGCTAGTATCAGTCTTGCCTAGCATCATTAACTGGCTTAACCCTAATTACGAGCGTTACGGCAAAATCAAATAATGCAAGTCTCTGAGTTCGCTGCGACCCTTGCCTCTGTGCTGGGGTCTATCGGCCTTCTCATTGCCGGACTTAGATACATCATAAAACTTGAGAATCTGCCCATTGTGTCGCGCCTAGACAAGATGGAGTCTCAGTTAGAATTAGCCCTCTCAGCAAAGGTGGCTAGAAGTGGCAACAAGAAAGCGCGCTAAGAAACCAGCGAAGAAGGTGGCAAAACGTCGCAAAACGACAAAAGAGCCAATCCTTACGAAGCTGGATTTCTGGGCTATTGCTGCCAAAGAAGTCTATGACGCTTGCCGAAAAGCCGGAATGGACGAAGGCACAGCTCTCGCCTTTGCAATGGATAGAAGCTCATATCCCGATTGGATTGTTGATCCGAGCGACCCCATAAAAAATCCGCTCGATGACTGGGAAGAAGACGACTAATTTACCTTCGCGAGGTGGAACTCTTTGAGGCGCTCAAGTCGGTTTATCCGGACTTAACGCCAGTCTCACCGACCGACCGGCACGACGGCATTACCAACGATGCTTATATCGAGATGAAGTGCCGCCGCACGCATTACCCCAGCCTCTTGATTGAAAAGAAGAAGTGGGATTATCTCGCCGAAATAAGGGCTAGAACGGGCGCCAGAACCCTCTATATCAATTCCACCCCACAAGGGGTCTATCAGTTCGATTTAGGGGCTATAAACGAGCCTGAGTGGCAATTAAAGGCCCTTCCAGCCAAGACCGATTACCCCAATGGCGAGAAGGTTCAGAAGCTCTGTGGATTCTTGGACTTGCGACACTCCGAACTGTTACTTGTATAAATCCATTTAATTAAATACATTTATCCCGTAAATCCATTTAAGGATTACAGAACGGGAGAGTAAGTGATAAATAATCCAGTGGTAATTCGATTTGATTCTACTTCTGGCGCTTGGTCTGATGGTAAGAATTACGTCAAAGGCCAAATAATCAGACGCTACGCAATCGAATCGCTAGGTAGAAAATCAGTAAGAGGGCGATTGAGCAGAGAAGAAATCTCAGCTTATTGGCTTGATCGTTATGGGGTGAACGCCGATGTTCAATGAAGGCGTTTTCTTCGCAATCTATTTCTCAACGTTATGGCTTGGTTATCGGGTTTATGTGAGCATCAAAGCCAAAGCTTTTAACGAGGGATACAAGAGAGGTCGGGCGAGTATAAATGTCAGAGAGATCGTTAAGTGACTGGCTCTCGGACGCTGGTAACACCCTCGATGACAGGGGGCTTGAATATGGCGACCCGAGGCACAATCTTTTACGCATTTACAAAATCGCGAGACAACTCGGTGTTCAGCTCAGAGACCCATCTGACGTGGCGCTTGTCTTTATCGCAACAAAACTATCAAGAATGGTGGAAAGTCCAGAGCGCGAAGATTCGTATCTCGATCTCATTGGATACTCCACTATCTTATCTTTCTGCCGATTTAGTTCACCAGAAGATTGGGACGACGTTGAGCTTGACTCGCAATCATAATCAACACCAGTGGTGCGACTATTGCAAAATGCGCTGGGGACAGATGAAAGATGGAACTTGGCATCACAAAGCCCAAGTGCCAGCTGTATGGAAGGTGCAATCTGAAACGCCAACTAGGCGGATGCAGGTGCGCTTTTACTGCCAACCTTGTGCCAATGAGGCACAGAACTGGCCAGACGGAACGTTCTGGTCTTTGAAAGAACAACTAGAAGCTGCGATAGATGATTTCGCAGGTAGGGAGCAATTAGATGTCAAACTATCTTGATGATTATGTAAGTGTGCAGGATCGCTTAAAGGAGTTCATAAATGCCTATCCGGACTATCGGATTAAAACGCACGTATTGGAAGAATCGCTTACTCCTAACTGCGATGTCTATATTGTTAAAACTGAGTTATACCGGACTGAAGCTGACGCTGCGGCTTGGACAACTGGTTTATCGTCGGAATCAAAGCAGAAGCAATACGCCCTCGAATTGGCGGAAACTGGAAGTTTGGGACGCGCACTTAACCTCGCTGGGTACTTTGCTAAACCTAACCAAACGCCTAAGAAGCCAATTCAAACAACAAAGCCAGCTCTTGCTGAATTCGTCAAAGAACAACGCCCCAACGACCCTGAGCCGATTGTCTGGGATGTCAGCGCTATTGCGGAAGAACTCGGAGCCGAAGTAATTGATGAGATTCCAATTTGCAATCACGGCCCGATGATCCTCAAACAAGGCAGCAAAGAG